ATAAAACAAAAATTAGAAAAAGGTGGACAAGTATGAACATTATTGACAGCCTGGTCGAGGTTGCGCTGACAACCGAAGAGGATTTCTTAAAAATTAAAGAGACGCTCACACGTATTGGTGTTGCATCTCGTAAAGATAGAACCCTATATCAATCCTGCCACATCCTACACAAACAAGGTAGATATTATATTGTACATTTCAAAGAGCTTTTTTCTTTGGATGGCAAACCATCTAACTTCTCTGAAGACGATAAGGCAAGACGCAATACTATCATCAATCTACTTGCTGAGTGGGGCCTGATCATATTGATTAATCCACAGAAATCAAGTACTCCTGTAGCACCATTCTCCCAAGTTAAAGTAATAACTCACAAAGAGAAACATGATTGGGAGTTGGTTGCAAAATACAACATAGGAGCAAAACGTAAGCCTGACTAATATGATGACATCTAAATTATGGGACTACCGGTTTCTTCAACTAGCTGAAACCGTATCTAGTTGGTCAAAAGATCCTTCACGTAAGGTAGGTAGTGTGGTTGTTGATAACAAGCGAAGAGTTGTTAGTCTTGGGTATAACGGTTTTCCACGTGGTGTAGAAGATTCCGCAGAACGGTACGCTGATCGTGAGCTCAAGCTCAAGCTCGTGTGCCACGCCGAAAGAAACGCACTAGACAATAGTTCAGCCAGCGTAGAAGGGGCGACCCTTTACACTACGCTGTTCCCATGCAACGAGTGTGTTAAATCGATTATACAGCGTGGAATTAGTAAAGTAGTAACAATAGTTCCGGAGCCAGGAAAAAATCAGTTGTTTTATTTACCAATCTCGTATATGATGTTAAAAGAGTCTGGTGTGGAGTTGCATCAGTATGATTATGGATTATTTGAAAGGTGGAAAAATGGTACCGAAGGATTTGATCCGCTCGACTCTCAAGTCGAACATCTGTAAGATTAAGTTTACTAAGACTAATGGTGAGGTCCGTGACATGATTTGTACGCTCAAGGATGATGTGGTTGTTCCTCACGAAAAAACTACTGACCGAGTTAAGGTTGCTAACGAAGAGGTGTTGGCTGTCTGGGATTGTGAGAAGAATGCCTGGCGTTCTTTCCGATTTGACAGTATCCTTGAGCATACCTTATATGTGGGAGATATTAATGTTCCAGCGTAAGGCTAATATGAAACCAGCTGCTCTGCAGGACGGCTGTAATGTATCTCTTCGGTCACTTATTGACTTTGTTGGTCAATGTGAGACTGCTCTGAAGGCCAAGGGGCAGGATGATGAGGCCTTTCGGTTCGAGTGTCTGCAGGAATATCTTCGAAATGACTTTCATCCTCGAGATGGGTTAAAATTCAAAGGTGGAGCAATCGGTCTTTGATAAATAAAAGAAACGGATTATAAGGATACTGAATGACTCATTACAAGAGACAGTAGGTAGGGAGAAGACACATGGGTCGAGAGGCTATGTGTCTTTTTTGTTTTTAACAACAATAATAAAGGCGCCTCATGAAAAAACCAGTAAGACTTTCTCAAGCCTCCGTTCATCCTTTTCCGGATCAATCAAAACGAAAACTCAAACTAAGAATAGATGATCTACAAGTTTTTGATGCACTAACACCAAACCAATCCGTATTTTACAATCTATACAAAGAAAAAGCCCAAGCAATAATGCTGCACGGAGCAGCAGGTACCGGAAAAACATTCATAGCTCTATACAAAGCCCTTGAGGAGGTGATGGATAAGAGTAACTCATATGAAAAGGTAGTTATAGTTAGGTCAGTAGTCCCCTCAAGGGAAATTGGCCATCTACCCGGAGACGAGAAAGAAAAGACAGATGTGTATCTTGCCCCATATAAAGCAGTATGCAAGGATCTCTTTAACACCGAACAAGCATATGAGCGGCTTGTTGAACAAAAGAACATTGAGTTCCTAATCACATCCTTTGTCAGAGGAATTACAATTGACAACGCCGTTATTATTGTAGATGAATGTCAAAACATGAATTTTCAAGAACTGAGTTCTATTATTACTCGAGTTGGAGAGGGTTCAAGAATTGTATTCTGCGGAGACTTTAAACAGACTGATCTTAACAAGAGACATGATCAATCAGGACTCAGAGAGTTTGTGGAAGTAATTAACAGAATGCCATCATTCCGGAATGTTGAGTTTGGAATAGATGACATTGTAAGAAGTAGTCTGGTGAAAGAATTTATTGTTGCAAATTTACACATTCAAACAGTAAAAAGTTGACTTTCATCTGAGTAAGATGTATAAATAGAGATGCGTTGCCTTTGGGGACGCATTTCTATAATAACCTTGCTTAATAGGAGGTCTTAAATGACTAAAGATACACTTACCGCTCTTGCTAACACTTTTGCTTTTGGTCCAGGATTCAAATATGGGACAAAAGATCTCGAAAAGTTCTTTGTTGGGTTTGACGACTCATTTGATAAGTTAGCCAAGCTACATGATGAAGTAACAAAAAACATCCCGAACTATCCCCCATACAATATCAAAAAAGTAGACGATAACAAGTATACTATTGAGATTGCTGTCGCTGGTTTTGCCAAGCAAGACATCGACCTCGAGTTTGCCAATAACAAGCTAATCGTTGCTGGTAAAGCATCTGATGATTCTGAAAACGATTCATTCCTATGGAGGGGTATTGCCAATAGAGCATTCACACGTACTTTTGTTCTTGACGATCAAGTTGAGATTCAGAATGCTGAGATGCTAAACGGTATGCTGAAGGTTTTCCTTGAGCGTATTATTCCCGAGCACAAGAAGCCTAAGAAGATCGAGATTAACGAAAAGCCTTCAAAGGAAGAGAAACAGTTCTTAGCGGAGGACAAATGAACTACCTAGAAAAGATTCTCAAGGTATCAGAAAATTTCTTTTTTGGTAGTACAGCCGCATTTTCAAAAACAGAAATTAAATACCTCAATCAAGCTGTAGATCAATGTGATCTAGAGTATCGTATGAAACAGATTGAGCGTAAGCACGAAACTTTGGGATATATGTGAAACGAGGGGGGCAACCCCCTCTTTAATTTAAAGGATAGAAATGATAGTCAGAGTAATTAGATTAATGAACGGCGAAGATTTAATTGGTAGCCTTGAAGTATCATCAAAAAAAGATGCTGGACTAGTGTACAAACTCAGGGACGTTGGAACAATCCAATTGGTTCCAACTAAGGATGGTGGGGTTGGGATCTCTCTATTTCCCTTTGCACCCTACGCAGAAGAGAGCGAGTTTACATTCAGAGAAGAGCATGTTGTAACTACCTTCAGTCCTTCTGTTGACCTTCTCAACAACTACAATCGTATGTTTGGATCTGGTATCCAAATTGCATCTGCAGGATCCGTCACTGGCCGTTGATTTAAAGCACCGAACGTAGTATAATTGTGTTTTACAATGAGGTATTATGCGCTTTTACACTAATGTACACGTTAACTCCAACAGCGCTTTCCTGCGAGGGTATGATAATGGTAAGCGATTTGAGGTAAAGTATAACTACCGACCCTATATGTTCGTGGCCTCAAATCAACCATCAGAGTACAAAACGCTTGACGGTAAGAGTGTTCATCGGGTTGATTTTGACAATGCAAAGGATGCCAGAGACTTTGTCAAGAACTACGACACCGTAGAAAACTTCAAGATATATGGTACCTCAGCATTCACCTATCAAGCTATCTACGAGAACTTCAAGGGTGAAGTGTTATATGATGTAGACAATATCAATGTGGTGTCGGTGGACATCGAGACTTCTACTCAGTATGGTTTTCCTAACATTGCCTTAGCCGATAAGGAAATTATAACCCTATCCATGAGGAAAAGAGGTAAGTGTATCGTATTGGGTACACGACCATACACTCCCAAGAGTACTGACATTAAGTACCATCAATGCAGGGACGAAGCAGATCTACTTTCAACGTTCCTCAATATATGGAATTCTGATCAGTGGAAACCCGATGTTGTTACGGGTTGGAACATTGAGAACTTTGACATTCCATATCTGTATATTAGAATAACAAACATTCTGGGTGATAAGCAAGCAAGAAGATTATCTCCGTGGGGCATGATTGCCAAGAGATCTATTAGTGGAGATACTGATGGTCCTTTTGTGTATGACCTAATAGGGATAGCTACACTGGATTATCTTGCCCTGTACAAGAAATTCTCATACACCCCTCAAGAATCATACAAGCTAGATCATATCGCAGAGTACGAGCTTGGCGAGCGAAAGCTTGACTATTCCGAGTACGAATCAATGCACGAGTTCTATGTACAGAACTTTGAGAAGTTTGTCGACTACAACATTCACGACGTTGTGCTGGTAGATAAACTAGAGGAGAAGTTAAAGTTTATTGAGCAGGTATTTGCTATATCGTACGATGCGAAAGTGAATTATATTGATACGTTCACCACTGTTCGGATCTGGGATATCATTATTGCTAACTATCTAATGGATAGAAACATTGTAGTCCCTCATCACGCTACGTCAGTAGTCAAAGGAAGATTTGGGGTGGATCAAGAGATGGGCCCAATCATTGGAGCCTACGTCAAAGATCCTCAAGTTGGAATGCATAAGTGGGTATGCTCATTTGACTTGAACAGTCTCTATCCTCACTTGATTATGCAGTACAATATCAGTCCTGATACCTTTATGGGTATGGAGAAGGATATTAGTATTGAGCGACTACTTGATGGTAACATTGGACAGGCTCTCACTGACAAGCTCATATCAAACAATCAAACCATGACTCCTAACGGAGCAATATTTGATAAGGATAAAGTCGGGTTCTTTGCTGAGTTGATGAGTACCATGTACAACGATCGTTCTGCATGGAAGAAACGAATGATCGAAGCCAAGAAGAAGTATGAGAGTACTCCCACTCGCGAGCTTGAGAATGAGGTTGCACGCTGTCATAATATGCAGATGGCCAAGAAGATTCAACTCAACAGCGCATATGGAGCTTTGGGGAATACCTTCTTCAGGTGGTATCAACGCGATCTAGCCGAAGCAATTACTATGTCTGGTCAACTATCCATACGATGGATGGAGAAACATATCAACGAGTACCTCAATAAGTTGTTTAAGACAACCAACGAGGACTATGTTATTGCATGCGATACGGATTCGATGTACATTCGGTTAGATAGGCTAGTACAGAGTGTATTCAATGGAGATGAGAGTGATTCTGCCAAGGTTGTAAAGTTCCTTGACGATGTGTGTGAGAAAAAGATTCAGCCATTCATTGATCGGACATATGATAAGCTCGGATCTTATATGATGGTGATGGAACAGAAGATGGTAATGAAGCGTGAAGCCATTGCCAACAAAGGTATCTGGACCGGAAAGAAGCACTACATCCTTAACGTATTTGACAACGAAGGTGTGTTGTATAGTGAACCAAAGCTCAAGATACAAGGTATTGAGGCTGTGCGTTCATCAACACCAGCAGCCTGTAGGAAGAATATTAAGAAGGCTCTGAGTATTATTATGAACCAGACTGAGAGTGATATTATTAAGTTCATATCAGACTTCAGACAAGAGTTTACAACCCTTCCGTATGAGGACATTGCCTTCCCAAGAGGAGTACGAGACCTCAAGAAGTACACCGACTCAAGTGCAATATATAAAAAGGGTACTCCAATTCACGTCAAGGGATCGTTGGTGTATAATGAATTGATCAAAGAGAAGAAAATTCAGAACAAGTATCCAATTATTGCTGATGGGGACAAGATTAAGTTTTCATATCTACTCAGACCCAATCCAGCAAGAGACACAGTTATATCATGTCCAGGACCTCTTCCAAAAGAACTTGGGCTGGATGCATACATTGACTATGATATGCAATTTGATAAATCGTTCCTCGAACCTCTCAGATCAATCCTTGATGCGGTAGGATGGAAGACTGATAATAACACCAGAGCAACACTAGAAGATCTTTTTAATTAGGAAAATATATGGCCAAAATATCTATTGAACTAGATGAGGATAATGATTTTGGATTCTCTGCTGTCAGTGAAGATGACCTCAAATCAATGGAGCGGCAGCTTCAACAACAAGTTCATGAAAAAGAACAAGAATTATCGTTGACTTCTAAAGAGTATAAAGATAAACTAGAGGCTCTTTATAAGTTGATCATGCCACTACTACTCAACCTAGCCAAGGATTCTGAAAAAGAGTATATACTCTGGCCTGACCGATCTAAGAAGATGAAAATTTTTATTGATAAAGTAAATAAGTTAGTAGAAAATGATTAACTACCTGGCATTGTTGGTTGCTATTGGATTGTCTGGAGTATCGGCCTACTTCTCAATCCTTGGACTGACAGCTATCTTTGCAGCATCATTCTGGCCTGTAGTTATTATGGGTTCAATGCTTGAAGCAGCTAAGGTTGTTGCTGCGTCTTGGGCCTTTCGGAACTGGTCATATGCACCGGCCAGTATTCGCTACTACCTTGTTTCTGCCGTTATTACTTTAATGTTTATAACATCAATGGGTACGTTTGGTTACCTGTCCAAAGCACATATTGAGCAGTCAGCATCGGTTGGTGATGCTGCCGCTCAGGTTGCTGTTTACGATGATAGAATCAAAGTTATAAACGACACCATCAATGCCAATCGTACACTCCTTAAACAGTTTGATGAAGCTGTTGACCAGGTGATGTCTCGTTCAACAGACTCTAAGGGAGCTGAGCGAGCTCTTCAGATTAGAAAATCACAGCAGAAAGATCGTAGTCGGATCATGGAGGAAATATCAGCACTGCAGAAAGAAGTTAGCAAGCTCAATGTTGAGAAGTCTCCACTGGTATCGCAAGTTAGAAAAGTCGAGGCAGAAGTTGGTCCAATCAAATATATTGCCGAGCTTTTTGTTGATAAGGCTGATGATTCGTTTCTGGAAAAGACTGTTCGTTGGGTTATTATTATGATTGTAACAGTATTTGATCCGTTAGCTATTCTTTTGCTGATAGCAGCTAATATGGGATTGATGCGGCAGAGTCAAGATCGTAAGACATCCTCCCTGGCACAGGATATTACTAACAGCGAAGAGGAGTCAGAAAAGAGATTCAAGAAGCTACAAGAGTTGACTGGAAAGGCGAACCGTAGTAAAGTGACTATTGATAAGAACAAAATAAGGAAGATGACATGAGTTTTTTAAAGGGTTTATTAAAGGAGTTAAATGATGAAAACACTTATCTGGCCAGTGACGGCGGTGGTAGTGCTGAGTTTGGTGGGTTTATTGATACTGGCAGCTATATTCTCAACGCTCTTCTCTCTGGTAGCATCTTTGGTGGCGTATCTGATAACAAGATTACTGCTTTTGCAGGAGAGTCCGCTGTTGGAAAGAGTTTCTTCGTACTTGGTATCGTTAGAGCCTTCCTTGACAAGAACCCAACAGCAATCGTCGTCTACTACGACACCGAAGCAGCAGTAACTAAGAAGATGATGTCGGAACGTGGTATTGATGTTGAGCGAGTAATTATTGCTGAGCCAGATACCATTCAAAAGTTCAAGACTCATGCACTTAAACTGATAGAGGCGTATGAAAAGACTTCGGAGAGCGAACGTCCTAAGATGATGTTTGTTCTTGACAGCCTTGGTATGTTGTCAACATCCAAAGAAATGGAAGATTCTCTGGATGGCAAAGATACAAGAGACATGACCAAGTCTCAAGTAATTAAAGCAGCGTTCAGAGTGTTGACTCTCAAGCTAGCAAAGGTTAAAGTACCTATGCTAGTCACCAATCACGTTTACGAGGTTGTTGGATGTCTTGATGCTAGTCAATGGATCAGGCTAGAAGATGGTACTCATAAAAACATTGTAGATATTGACATTGGAGATGTGGTTACTACACTAGATGGCCCAAAGCCAGTTACAGAGACTTTTGAGTATACAGTTGATGAATATGTTGAGCTAACTTTTGAGGATGGTAGTGTGATTAAAGCTACTCCTAATCACAAGTTCTTAATCGACGGGGTTTGGGTTGCAGCTGAGGATATCGTCCTCAATGATGAGGTCGTATCCATAGGCACGTGCGAACTCGTCTAGTACTCGCGCATCAACTTGGAGATGTCTTGCAGCCTCGGCAATTGAGAAG